TTTGTTGCGTCACTTTTATACTCCATATTCTTTAATTTTTTGGTTATAATGTTCTATCATTTGTTCGTATTCTGCTTTACTGATTTTTACAGTAGAGTTTTTTAATTGTTCTAATTCGTTAAATTTTTCTTCCCCTAATTCCTTAAGTAATCTTTTTGTGTACTCAATGTAATTACCTTTTTTGAAAATATTGCATCCTACACACTGTATTTTGCAGTTATCTTCATTAAATCTTGTTGATAAATGAGTTCTACTCCAAAAGTGACCATTTTGCATTTCTTTATAATGTGCTACTTTGCCACAAGTGTAACAAGTGCAAAAACCATTTTCATCTGAATCACGCAGGCGAATATACAAAGAAAAAACCTTATCCAGCTTATCTTTTAAATTTGTTGATTTTTTCATTCTGTAAAAGCCTTATTTGATGTTTTATTTTTTTAATTTCTAATTCTAAAAGCAGTTTTTTTTTAATTAATTCGTCAATCTTCTTCAAAGTCCAAAAATTCTAAACGTTGTTTAATCAATTTTATTAATTTAGTTTGTATAGCCTGCTTATCCATTGGGAATAAGTTAAAATCGCAGTTTTCCAATGCTGCTAAACAATCCACAAAAGTAGTTAATTCTAAACTTAACTGACTGTCTTCTATTTCTTTTTCTTCATCCTCAACCATATATTACTCCGTTATAATAACATTTACCATCTAAAATTATTGTCGGCTGTCCGTAAAATCTTACACTATCGCCATCAACCATAAAATGAACAGTTACAAATCCTTGTTGCCAATCTGCGACTACTCCAGTAGGCAAATATTCAACTTGTTCTTTAATTCTTGTACATCCACTTTCAAACCATACATAAGGTGCTTTTCGATTAGTTAAAAATTTAGAATTTAGCCTATGTGTATGTCCCGAACTTCCCGAACTCATATAATCTTTAATGTTTTGCTCTGCTGCATTTTTAGCTAATTTAAGACCGTGTACAACGTCAAATTTATCAAAATAGGTAAATACATCACTTGGATCGTAAATCATGTCTAAATCTTTAAATTTTAGCATTTCTTCAAACTTTGTAGTTTCAAAATTTTTATAAAGAATTGCAAGGTTTTTTAATTGTTTATCGCCTAATAAATTCGGCTTTGTTATTCGTTCATCGTGGTTACCAATTCTTACCCTTATGTTTGCATTTGTGCTTAATCTTAAAGGCTTTAAAATTTGCTCATAAGTGTAATTAATTTCTTCAATCTCTGTATATCCGTTAAGGATTCCATCAGGGTATAATTTTTGGGTATGTTTTGAAAGATAAGGCATATCTACCAAATCGCCATTAATACATACTTCGTCAAAATCGTTGTTTTGTAATACTTGGTTTATTGCTCGTAATGCTTTTAAGTCAGCCAACCAACCGTGAACATCAGAAAAAATCAAAACTTTGTATAGTTTTTTATCATATAACCTCCTATTCATTAGGTAATTATATTCTTTTTCTTTTAGTCTGATTCTTGGTATCATATAGAGTTATATAATAAAATTTCTTCTTCCGTAGCAAACATACATTCTTTCGGATCAGCAAAATCTTTAATAATTTGCCAATATGTAATTATTCCGTTCCAATTTAATAAGTCTTCGTTACGAAACATAACTTAAAATTAAGCACTTATCGCTAAATTAAGTAATTTATTTTATATTTAGAAAAAATATAAATTAGCTTCTGCCACTCTTCTCGTTTTTAAACCTGCTAATTCTTTGCCATTTGCCTTTGTCCATCGTAAAAACTGCGTATAAATAGCATCTGATGTCGGCATTAAATTAACCAATTTTAATAGCGTAGAAGCCTTTAAATTGCCTAATCCAACATTATAAGCAAAAGAAACCAGCGCACTAAATTGATTTTCGTTTAGTTTAACCTTTAAGAGTTTTTTAACGCCATTAGCAAATTCCTCAATTTCTTTTATTAATAGTTTTTCGGCATCTTCTTTGATTATCTTATCGCCTTTTTTTATTGGTTTGCCATCTAAACCCCTTGTATTGCCGTATCCAATTGTCCAAATGTTAGCAGGGCATAAATAGGCATCACTTCTAAAACCCTCAAATTGCTTAATTAGGTTGATCCCTTTTTTATTTACTACCATTTAAAATATCATCTTTTAGTAAAAACCCTAATGTTGCAACCGCAGCCGATACGGTTAATGAAAATATACTTTTTGGCGAAAATGGATGCTCTATATCTAAATTTTGCCAACTCATTAAAATAGCCAATGTAATACCCAAAATGGTTGTTTTGTAATTTGTTGTAAGTTTCTTGTTCATTTTAAATATTCTTTAATAACTGGTAAAAATTTTAAAGCCACTGGGTAAGCACCACAAGTTACAATACCCAAAAGAATGTAAAACGCCCTATCTAATCGTTTTAATTTAGCTTCCATTTGATTAATACGTTTAACTATTCCGTTATCGTTAAATTCGTTGCCTAATAACGCTTCCTCTATTCTTTCAATAGCTAACAAACATTTAGCCATTTGTTTATTTAATTCTTCAATATCTTTCATTTTTAACCTCCTGTTACATCTACCTGCGTATCTCCTGTGTTACTTCCAATTGTACCCATATTACTATTGTCTAATTGCTCTGATTCTCCTAAATCTGCTAAAAAATTAGTTTCATCTGTAGATGTAAAATCTTCTTGTAAATTACAATTTGTTTTATTTGTATAATAATCAAATGATGCTTCGTGCATAAAAAAATTACTTAATGGTCTATTAAATTCATAAACAAAATCTTCATCACAAGTTGTATTTTCTATTGTACCACTATCATTTAAAACATAAGTTTCAAAAGAATTTGTAACATCAATAGAAGCCTGTTTATTATCAATAGAACTAATACCTAAATACATTGGAAAAGCAAATGGTTTTGCAATTATAGGAGTTTGTTCTGCATACACATTTCCATCAATTATATGCCCAACATTTCTATAAAATGAAAGAATTGATGATGTAGTTAAACAATTTAAAAACTTATAATTGTTTTCTGTATGCGTTTCCCATTTTCTTGTCCAATTGTTAGTAGTTTGTATATAATCATTTATTCCATCATTATATAAAGTCCAAATACAATCTTCTTCAATTATAGAAGAATACTCATCTTTTATATGAAATTTTGATTCTATAATTTTAGTATTTCTTTGATATGATGGAGATATTTCTGAAATATTATATCGTTGCGATGATATATAACTTATATTTTTTAATAATAAATCAGAAGAAAAAATATTTATATTTACAACAATGTTATCTATATTATAAGATTTTATCCCACTTACACTTGAAGTTCTTAATGGTCTAAATAATAAATCTACTATTTCTAATTCAGGAAAATTACCATTATAAATTCCTTTACTTAATACCCTAAACGAGTTCCATTTAGTTATTTTTGATGATGATGTTAATTGATTCCCATTAAATACTGGTATTCTTACTGGGTTGTTTCTTGTTTTATCTGAAATTGAATTTAAACTCCAATTCCCATTTTCATCAAAAGTAACTAAATCCCCTGTTCCTGGTCTTGTAGCATAAAAACTGACGTTAAAACCATCAATTGGGTCTGCGTTTAAAAATTGATAATCAAATTTTATTAAAAATTGTACTGGAGAAAAAATTGTATTTTGAGAAACTTTATATCTACTAAAATCAAAAGACATTTCAGCATATATTGTTCCATCAACAGGGTTTGCATCATTGTCTTCTGCACTTATATTTAAAACATTGCTATCATAAGGATAGTTATATAGTATGTCTTGAACTTGTGCATCAATTGTACTTATTAAACTCCAATTATCAGGCACCCCAGCAATTTCTTTGAAAAAAGAATAATTTTGACAAATGTTTTTTCTTATAAATGGATATTTTAATTTAACTTCATCATATCTTTTTCTTAAAGTAACAATTTGATTAGTGTCACTAAATTTAAAATCATCAATATTAGTATTAATTTTACCACTAATATCATAATTTGAACTTTCTATATAATTACCTAAATAATCGTATTTTCTATAGGTTACTGTATTATTTACACTTGTTCCTATTTCATTTATATTAAGAATTACCCAAGTATTATCTCTATTGTCCTGATATAAAATTAAACCTAATGATTTTAATAATGAAGACAATAAATATTCAATATCATAAGGATATTTTTTTGACCAGTCTATACAAGCATATTCGCTTATATACATATTTGTTTCGTTTCTTATTTCTTCCTCTTCATATAAATTAAACGCAAATTTTACATCTAAATCTAAACCTATATAGTTTAAACATCTAATAACAAAATCTTTTATACTTATACCAGTATAAACATCTTGTGATGTGTACATAGAAAATTTGTTGTCTTCGCTATATTTATATTCTTTCAATATAGCTAAATTGTCCGTTGCTGTAAGTCTTAAATAAGTATCATATTGGTATTCATATTCAATATCATCATTTAATAAAAACCCACTCCACAATGAAGTTTCTGTATTATTTGCAACATCAATTAATTTTAATATTACCTTATAACTTTTATTGTCTATGTCTTGAAAAAAATCTTCAGGAATTACAGCGCTTTCACCCTTTAAAAAAAAATTAATTTCCGCACTTGAATATCTAAACGGCTCAAATACAAAATCTGATTTAGCATTGTAATTTAAAATAAAAGGAGTATTTGAAGCTGTTAATGAAATTACATTGTATTCAATTTCTGTTTCTTCTTTTCTATAAAATTCTAAACGATAATAATAGGCATTCCCATTAGCTTGTTTTAAGCCAACCCATTCCATTTTGTATTTGTAATTGTACGCCATTATGATAATCTGCTTAATCTACCTTGATAATTTTGTAATACGCCATATAATTTATCACCCCTAATTTCAAATGAAACCGAACCGCTGTTTGTAGTAGGAACAGGAGAAACTATTTTGTCAGATTTTCCTCCAATGTTAAAGCCTGTTAATTGTGGTAAAAACTTTTGAAAAGCACTTAAAAATGTAAAACTTCCTCCACTAAATATACTTAATGCAGCACTTAAAATTGCAGCCGTTGCAACCGCAGCTATTAATCTTTTTATTAAGTCCCCTATAGCTTTCATCAATACTTGTGCAAAGTTTTGCCCATTTATTAAAGCAGCATCAAAAGCAGAAGTTAAAGCACCACCAAGTAATTGAACCATATTCTCAATGTTTGCTAATTGTTCAGGACTAACTAATTTTATTGTATTATCTCCAAAAGTATCTTTTGTTTGTTTTAACCCTTTTAAGTCTTCTGTAAGTTTTTGTGTTTGTTGGGATATATCTCCGTTTATTAAATCTCTAAAAAATGGATTACTTGCATAAACATTGCCCATTGTTTTTAAAGTTTCAGGATTTTCTTTATATAAATCAAATAATTCTTTGGCTTCTTTTTTTAATTCACTTGCACCAGACATCAAAGCCATTGGTTCTTCAAATGGTCTTTCTGTAGGAGTTGTCACTACTGAAGACTTTTTCAAAGCCATTGGTTCTTCAAATGGTCTTTCTGTAGGAGTTGTCACTACTGAAGACTTTTTGTTTTTCTTTAATTGTATTAAAGCATTTGAAGCGTCTATTAATCTTTGATTATATATTGTCCATTGTGGACTTCCAAATTCAAGTTCATTTCTTGTATTTCTTAAAACAGTTTTTAGATTTTCTAATTCTTTTACTGTTTTTGCATCAGATATTTGCTTGCCTATTTTATTATAGGTATCTGCTAACATTAAATTTGCAGATTGACCATAAGTTACACCTCCAGTTAAGTTTTGGAAAAATTCTGCAAATGGCAATTTATCAATTAAATCCTGACCTCTTTGGTCTATTCCCAATTTTAGAGTTATATTATCCGCTTGCCCTATTTTATTCCAAGCTGATAAAATATCGTTTAATATAGTAACGGTTTTACTTAAAATACCATCGTTAGCGTCTCCAATGTTTTTCATTAAAGTAGTCCAATTATCCCCTAAATTTGATAATTGACCGCCTAACGTTTTAGATATTTTATCCATTGCACCGGTTACACCCTCTGCATTACCTAATGACAAAATATAACCTCTCATAGCTTCGGAAGTTTTTTGCACTTCGGTTGTAACACCTTTAAAGGTAAATTTTACTTTATCTCCCTCAGCTGATGCTCTAATACCAAATTCTTTTAATCTTTCAAATTCGCCTGTTTGAGCGTCTAAAATAGCTTCTGCTAATTGATTGAAAGATTTACCTGTAGAGGATGCTAAATCGCCTAAAGAGCGCATTTCATTAACAGTAGGAGTAAAACCTTGATTTGCAAGTTTTACAAATGAATCTGTCAACTCATTTACTGAAAATGGAGTTTTTGATGCAAAATCTACAATACTTTGCATTGCTAATTGTGCGGCTGAAGAAGAACCAAGTGTATTGCTTAATACAGCTTCAAGTTTTTGAAATTCTGCCGTTGTATTTACAACAGATTTGCCAAAACTTAATATATTACTAACTGCAAAAGCACCTGCTAAAATACCTCCTAAATTTTTAGCGGCTGTACTAATATTGTTTAAATTTTTTACTGAATCCGTAGAAGCCTGTGCGGTTGTATTGTTAAATTTTTTTAACTCTAAACCTGCTTTTTCAAGTTCTTTTTTTAATGACTTAATATCAGCACTTATTTCTACACTTAATTTTTCATTCATCGCATCATTTTCTTAAGTTTTTCTTTTTCTTCCTCTTTAAATTCTCTTACCTTTTTAGCTTTTTCAATATTATCAATCCATAAAGGCAAAATTTGCTTTGGTTTCTTTTGATGTTTTTTCTCTACTTGTGTGTTAAGGATATAACTCATTAACACCCTCGTTCTATTCCACTCTTCCGCTTGTTCTTTTTGCTTATAAACATAATATCGGTAAAAATCCACTAAAGTCATTTCCCAAAAAAAATGCGGTAGCAGACCTAAATCCATTACCGCAATATCTAACAAGTCATTAAAATCTACTTTTTTTTTTCGCCCTCTGCCTGCATTGCTTTAAATGCGTCTAACATTTGATTTGTAAATTTTAAGCAACTTTCTGTAAAATCCTTAATAACTAATAATTGATCTGTATAGCTTAAATCATCCACCCAACAAACAACATCCTCTTTTGTAAAATCAATCTTTGTGTTTGTCGCTCTACAATTACCAATCAACCCCGAATAAATAATATCGGCAATTAAATCTAATTGAGTATAATCTTCCGATATTTCTTTAATCTCTCCAATCTCACTGCCTGTTATTTTAGTAAAACACTCCAATGCGTAATTACTGAATTTTAGGCTTTTTAGTTCGTTATTTAGTTTTATTTCAATCATTAGATAGTTGCAATAGTTGGAGTTCCTGTTCCTTGAAATTCTACTGAATAAGTAACTACATCTTCCATCGGTGCGTCTACATCAATGCTTGAAATTAAAGCACTCTGAGTTACTTTCTTATCGCCTGAAACTGCATTTGTCCACTCTAATGATACAACTGTTCTTGAAGTCCACGCAGAAAATAAATCTGCTAAATCTTTGTTTGATGCTTGGAAGTCAGCCAATCCCTCAACTGAATATGTTACACTTCTTTTGCCATAAGCAAATTCTGCATATCCGCCACTTTCTTTTGACGTAGTTTCAAAATTATCTGAAGTCATAGACATAGTAACGTTAGTTAGTTCTGCTAACTGCGTACCATCCATTTTTAAAACTGTTAAAGTTCCGTTAAATACTGCCATTTTTTTATATTTTAATGTTATTCAAAAATACTAATTTTTTTAGCAATTAACAAATTAAGAAACAAGGCTCTGTAAAACTCCATCCCCTTGCAAAGTAATTGAATAAGTTGCAACGTCTTCCATTGGACTATTTGCTTCAATTGAAGTTATTAAAGCCTCCCCAGTGAAATAAACATCTGTAAATAATGGATTTGCTACTGAAAAGTTTATAGGAGTTCTATTTTTGTAATAATCAAATAAAAGCTCTAAATCCATATTTTCGTTAAAAGACTGCAAAGCATCCGCTGAAATTTCAAAGCTACGTTTGCCATATAATAAATGAGTGTAGCCATCATCTTGCTTACAGGTCGCATCAGGGTTATCTGAATTTATTGTAACGGTTACACCTCTTTGACAAGCTACTGCATAGTCGTCAATGCCATCATTTATAAATAATAATAAATCACTTCCGTTTAAAATACTCATATCTTTTTATTTACAAATATACTAAAATTTTTAGCATTATAATTGATGTACTTTTATCCTGAATCTTATTAACCTGCGTGAAATTAACCCACTTTCTACTAAATCCTCAATTGTTTGGGTATTTTCTAATATTATTGAAATTAACTGAAAATTAGGACTTAAATCAAAATAACCCGCTTGTCGTGTTCTGCATTCTTCAATAACTATATTGGAAATCTCGTCAGATAGTGCCTTACCTCCGTAACTATTAGATGCCTTTGTTATTACTTCTAATAAAAGGATACATTCTTGACCATAAGACTGTTTTGAGCCTTCGCCTAACTCTGTACTTAAAAACGTACCTAAAGTAACATAAGGAGGATTAATATTAGCAGGTACACTTGCAGAATCGTACACTTTTAACGTGCCACCTGAATAAGCCACTCCGTTTAACCTTTCCCAAAATTTTGTCCTTATGATTAAGCCTAAATCTTTCATATATTTTTAATTATCTTTTTTATTTCTTTAATAAAATTCTTTCTTTCTGTGTAATAAGCAGGGAAAAGATATGGATGCGCCTTTATAGTACCTTTGCCATCTACATAAAACTTTTTTGCAAAATTTATTTGTTCTCTTGTATACCCGCTCATATTTTCTAAAAAGTTCTTTCCAGTTCCAAATTCCCAGTATGCAGCCATTGGAGGATTACCAAAATCAGTCGCTTCTACAACAAAAGAAAACTTATCGCTTTTATCCCCACCTTGCAAAATCGAAATAACCCCCCAAGTATAAGTAGGTGCATTATCATTAGCTTTGGCAATAATTTCCTGCCCTGTATCAAAAACCTGCGCTGCTATTTTATTTTCTATTTGCTTGGCTTTCTTTTCAAGTTCTTTTGTAACCGCTTGTATTCCCTTAATTTTCACAACTTTTCAATGTATTTATTTATATCGTGGTCGTAAAATGGATTAAACTTTTGCCCTTTTTTCCACGCTTTAATATGTGACTTGATTCTATCTAAAATATTTACTTTAATAGCCTTGTTACCCTCGTAATCTAAATACAATAACTGTCCAATGTGTGTATAGCCTAATGATTTCGGCGGTAACATTGTAACTATATCGTTATTGTTTCTTACTCTTATATGGTTAACTTTCAAATAATTAAAATAGTTTTTGTGTACTACTCTCGGACATCCAAAAGTTACCACCTCAACGTGTGGAATATAAATACCACTTATAAATGCTAATGCACCACCGTATGAATGACCTGTGATATATAATGGTTTATTAGGCAAATTTGCCCTAATTTTAGAAGCCACTAAATCCCAACTCTCTTTGAATCCTTTGTGCATTTTACCATAAACAGTATTGACAAAGCCTATTTTAAAATCTTGTTTCCAGTCTTCTTTTTCATCACTTCCCCTAAAAACCAAAATACAATATTCGCCCTCGTCTAATATGTAAGCCTGTACACCTTTTACATCAATAGAAAATATGGGAGTATTTGTAAAATTACCCCTATAACATTCTTGGCATATTTTAGCTAACTTTTTTATCATTATTACATCGGACTATGACTAAACTTAACCCATTGACCGTTTTGATATCCACAAAAATGGTCTATTGTGCTGTTATAAACCAACATTCCTTCTACAGGAGTTAAAGCGTTTATTTGTGAAGTTGTAAGGCTTTGCAAAATTACTTCGCCATTAAACACTGTAGCAACTTGGTCTGTAGTAATGTTATAAATGTAATTAACACCATTTGATACTCTAACTGCAACATTATCTAAAATGTTAATTCCTGTTGCTATAACTTTTAAAGCCATTGTATTATTTACAGCATTGCTTATAGTGTATTGTTGCCCTATGTTTAAGGCATTTGCACTTATTAAAGCCTGTAACTGCGTTCTTGTTAAGGTTCTGTTATATAAATTCTGAGCTTTTACTTTGCTAAAATTATCCGGACTGCCACTCATTAGAATGTCATCCTTTTCTAAATAGTTTAGTTCTTCTCCTTCGTTAAATATTGGCATAATTATGTTGTTATAAAGTTTCCGTTTTCGTCTGTTATTGGTTGGTAATTTTCATCGTATATTAAAATATCACTACTATCCGCTTCACATTTAATTTCTATCCATTTACGTTTTTCTTCTAATATTCTAAATTCGTGTATAATTAAATATTTGCCTTCGTATCTAATTTTATTAGTCTTACTTAAAACAGGATAGTCTTCGTATCTTATTATTACCTTATATGTTTGATTTAAGCTAATTTGAGACGCTTCTAATGAACGAAATCCACTTGTGGGAGTAACCATAGCAAAAAGACTTTCAACTACACTCCACGTCTCTATTAAGCCTCCTGAACCATTAGAAGTTGTACTAAAGTTTAAAATGTCTATTTTATGTCTTAATTTCCCAACCATAAGTTTCTCGTATATGATGAACACAATCTTTTTGCATCGTTACTTAAAGGCTCTCCACTTGCATCTAAAATAAAATTCTCCCTTTGTTCGTATTCCGTAGCTATTTCTTTTAACAAAGCATTTTTTAAGCCGTTAGGCAATGTTTGAAAACCTGCGGTATAAGTAACATTAACCCCTGCACTTCCGTATAAATAAATCTTTTTGTATTCAAGTCCTTTTAATTCGTAAGATATAGTATCACCATTGTCATTTTCGCATTCTGTAACGTCTGCGTTTGGTTGATAAGGCAATTCCTTACCATTAACTGTTGAATCCAACGCATCCCAACGTACTTTTAACTCTTTTTCGCCAAAACTTAAACAAGTGTATTTTTCTAATCTTTCCCTTGCCGAAGCTATTAAAATGTTTAAGGTATCGTCTTCTGCCGTTGTGGTTATTCTTAAATAATCTCTAACTTCCTGTAAAGTTACTGGCTCACTTGCCAAATCTTGTAATATTTGTACTTCCATTATGCTGTTAAATTTTCTAAACTATCATTGTCTAATAAAGTGTCAAAATACATAAAGCCTTTTGTTCTTGAATTAAAATAAGTTGAAAAAGAACCTAATGTCATTTGAGTTAATAATGTATAACTTGGTAAATCGTTAGGAAATGCGTCATCAGTTATTAAAACGCCATTGATAGCTATTTTATAACTGCCCTCATCTGTATGATATGCAAAAGCAATACTATAAACTCCGTCGCTTGGTGCTGTATATAAATATTGATTTGTGTCAAAACCATTATAAGTATCAAAAGCTATATATCTAACTCCTCCGCTTATATAGTAATACATAGTTATATAGCCATTGTATATATCATCGCCATCCCACAAAGTAGCTATTCCCTGATAATCAGTTGTAAAGTTTAATTTTGCCCTGACAAAAATAGTGCTTTCTTCGTTGTCATATCCTATTGTGTTATTTCGTACATTATCAGCAGGGCGTGTTACTACTGTTGTTGTTGTAGGTATGTATGAAGTAGCTTTGTTGCTTTTTTCTAATTGTGCGCCCCAAATATAAACACCACTTGAACCATCTCCTGTATATAAAACACTTATACCATTTTGAGACAATACAGTTTGTAAACCACTGGTTGCACCAACTCCAATATGAGTTACAGAACATCTATACCATCCATTTCTTATATATTCAATTTTTTTATCTAATGCACTTACAACTGTTCCTAAAACTACACCATTTAATATATCAAAAAAAGCACCATTTCCACTATAAGGGTCTTGTAATAAAATATAACGTCTTCCATTAAATTTAACATATATGCTCATTGTTAAAATATCACCATTAGTTATATTTACATTAAACTGTGAAAGACCGTGTTGCCCATTTGCAGTATTTTCTACAATTGTATCAGCAGTTAATGTATCATCAGGAGCATTAATTGTATTTGCACTTATAGAAATTCTATCTTTAAACCACGAAGCATTATCTGCTGTTTGACTTTGTAATATTCTATTTGTAGCTTCATTTTCTACTAATAATTCGGGGCATCCTGCCTCAATTACATCAGGAACAGTTACAGGTGCGTTTGTTGTTGGAATATAGGCAGTAGCAGTGTTTCCTGTTTCTAATTGTGCGCCCCAAATAAGTACATCATAATTATTATCTGATGAATCTCGTAAAAATCCCCAAGTATTAGCACCACCACCTGTTGCAGATATTTCCATTCTTTGCCATATACTTGTAGCTGTTAAGTTACCTGTTACACCACCATTTATTCTTGCTCTAAATGTTTGATTAATTCCTGAATAAGATTTAACCCAAAAAGAATAAACATAATTTGTAACAGTTGTAGTAATTGTTTGGTCTATTGCACTTGCTCCAACACCTTGAACTCTATCTGCTGTTAATGTGCCATCAGGCGCAATTGCTGCGTTTGCTGTTACCGTTGTAGTACTTTTACCCCACGCTGCATTGTTAAACTCCTGACTATATAAAATTAAGTTAGTTCGTGAAGGCTCTAATATTGTAATCGGGTAATCTATTCTTGGAACATTAGCACCCATTAATTCTAAAACACCCTCTTGGTTTGTTCTATATGCTGGCAAATTTCTTGTAACACTAAAAAAACCCAACGGCTTTTGAGTGTACAATTTACTTGCCTTAACACCATTTTTTTTCGTTAAACCTAAAAACTGCTTGCTTTCGTTATATGCTTCCGTCTTAATCATTTAGTATCTAAATCTATCTTTGATTCCTTTGTTTTTCTACCTCTTTTTTTTGGAGTTTCAATTATTTCTTTAAATTTTTTAACCTCTTTAAAGCCTTCAAATTCTTGCAAATAGCCAACTTTAACTAATTTCTTAACTACATCGTTATTTTCTAATTCGTAAATGTGACCTTTGTAATACCTAAAAGGCATTCCCTCAATGCCTGAAAAGTCTATGGTTGCTATAAATTTCATATTCAAAGATACAAAAAAAGGGCGACTAATTAAAGTCGACCCTTTTATATGAAAAAACAATTACGAACCGCACAAAAATACAAAAAAATAGGCAGATATAATTAAATACCTGCCATATTTTTATACTTATACTTAAAATTAGCTAATAGGCGCTAAATTTTTGTAAATTAATGAATCTACTCTTAATGTATTTACCGCTTCTTGGCACTCGATACGAGCAGTTACTTTGTTGGTTGTAAAATTAGTTGCATCTTCGTATGAGAATACAACGTTAACACCTTCAACTTCTACTCTCTCAAGGTAATCAGCGTCAGCAATTAATACATAGTTGTCAGTTACAAACGACGCAGGAACTACCGGAACACCAAAGATGTTCATACCTGTTGGAGTTAATGTAACAGCACCCGCACCTGCATAATAACCAGTTGTGAAAGTTTCTTTCATCAATTTAGCTAATTGCTTTGGATTTACTAATGCGTATGATGGATTGAAGTTAGCAGCTAATTGGTTACCAATTAAGTCAATTATAGCTTCGATATCCGAAGTAGTTGAACTTGTAGTACCTGAACCAGTTGCAGCACCTGAAACAGTTGTAAAGAAAGCACTGTTTTCTGCTTTGTAGAAATCTCTTAACAACATACGAGAAAGTGTACCTTCCAAGAAAGGTAAGTTTTTCATTAATTGCTTTGAGAAACGAGCAAAACCTGCAATGTATGAATTAACAGTTACAATCTCTGTTAAATCGTAATCAATTTGTGATTTGCTTGAACCCTCTGTTTGAGTTGAGATAGAACCCTCTGAACCTGTTTCTCTGTAAGTTACAAATGTACCAGTTGAAGAAATAACAGTTGGCATTAAGTCACGCATATTAACCTTTTGAAAAGGCACTAACCCTTGACGAGTGTTGTAAGTTCTTACAGGGTCGCCAGTTAAGCTACCTGAAGTAGTCATATCGCCAACCGCTTTTAAGTTCAAAGGAATAGAAAATGAACCATTTGCAGATTTTAATGCTAATTCAATTTCTTTAACACCTTTTTCATAGTTTCCACCACCTACTTCTTTAACTGATTGAGCTAATGCTTCTCCAACTGATTTAGGTGCTTTTTCTGCTTCTTCTTTTGCTTTTTTAGCTACTAAAGCATCTAACTCGTTTGCTCTTTCTGTGATGGCAGTTATTTGACCTTTAAGGTTTTCAATTTCTACTGATTTTTCGTTTAATTTTGCTTCAACGTCAGATTTTACTGCGTTTACTTTTGAATCAAATTCTACTGATTTTGTTTCAATTTGTGATGCTACTGCATCTACTACGTCTTTAATTTCCATTTTTAATAATTCCTCTTAATTTTAAATGATTATACAATTCTTTTACTTGGTCAATCGGCTCTAAAATTTGAGTGTTATCTTCTAACGGCTCATTTTTATCAAGTGATTTTAATATATTTTCAACTTGAATAAGTCTACTATCTGAATACGGTAAATTGTACATCTCTACCAATAACTCCATAAACTTATCCTTCGATTTTACATTTTGCACTATGGCTTTTTCGTTTGCTGCCCAGTTAGATAAAAACGAGTATTCCCAAAGTTTAACCTCTGTAATCTTTTCCACTTCCATTTCTTCGTTTTGCTCTTCTGTGCTTTTTATTGTTTGAAATCCTATGCTTAACTCTGCATTTAACCCATTAGCCAAAAACAATTTGATATCTTCGTACATATCCCTTGAAACCTCTTTTTTAAGGTTAAATTGAGTAGTAGTTAATAAGCCATAAGGGTCTGCTGTGTTTAAACTTAAAGGAACGCCTAAACCAATACGAGGGTCGTGGTCTTTTAATACTCTAATTCTTTTAAAATTTTCGTTAACCGTTTTAGTAAAAGCACCCTGCATAATAACTTCTCCATCTGAATCGATGTTGTTATATACACTTGCGTAAGCCACTACAATACCTTTGGCATCGTCTAACTCTTTTATCTCGTGTGAAACTTGTTTAAACTGCATACATATTTTTAAACAAATTTACTAAAAATTTTAGCAATTATCAAAATAGCAAAAAAATGCCCTACATTTCTGTAAGGCTTAAAACAAACTTAAAACTACAAACTATGTAAATATTCCTTTTCGGCTTCGCCTATTATCCGATATATTTCTTCTTTTTTAGCATCCTTACACATTGTGTAATACTTTTCAAACTTCCATATATTTTGACTGCTTTTAAAGTCTATAATTTCAGGCTTAATGGTAGATACTATTGTTTCTTTTACCCTCGCTTCTAATATTGTGCTTTCACTCGAAAAGTCTAAACCAAAATTAATATTATCATCGTACAATTCTAATTCTGTTTCAATTAAATTGTTTGCCTTGTTTTTCTTTACATAATATTCGGCTTGGTATTTAGGCATTTTATACTTACCCCCTTGTTCATAAGTTCTACCGGCAACGCATAAGGTTTCAGTAAAGGTAACTATACAGCTAACTAAATCATTTAACATTGAAACTTTAAACGCTCTAAAAGCACCAAATGTATTTTCAGGTTGAAATTCTAATACCCTGCCATCTTTGTAAAAATAAAGTCCTTTTGTTTTAATGTATTCGCTACCTTTTTTAAACTCATTAATATAAAGACTAAACAAATTATCGCTCATTACATTGTCGTCGCCTGAATGTATAATATAATCGTAATCTTTTTTTATCGCTTCATTGTATAACTCGTTGTGCTTTTTACCTAATGGCAAATTCTCATAATAATAGTGTGTTATTCCCTCATTTTCGCATAACCTTAAACTTTCCTCATCTGAACAATAAACAAGTACATCTAAATCGTGTACCTTTTTTAATCGTTCAAGTCCTAACAAATAAAGTTTACTTATTTGCGGTCGGTTGTAAAAACAGGTTATAAATAGGATTTTCATTTATTTATAGGATTGCCTTCTTTATCTCGTTTTACCTTGTATATATGGGTACATTTGCAATTGGCATTATTTATAATTCCACCCGCAGGGTCTCCCGGATATTTCATAAACGTAACACCATCGGGACTTACTACTTTAAATTTATCGCCTTGTCTTACTTGTCTATTTAAATTAACGTGCCAACTTCTCGGTTCGTTTGGTGCGTCGTGAATCCACAAAACATCCATTTCAAAAGTATATTCTTGTTCTTGTAGTTCCTTTGCCTTTGCACTACTCATTAAAGTTTCAGTCCTTGCAATTAGCATCGCCCTTGACTTTCCCATTCCTGTGTACTTCTCAATCCTTTTAACTAATTGCGCAGTAGTTTCGCCATTTTCTAATGAATCTCTAAACGCTTGGTTAACCAATTTACGAGTAGTATCTGTGATTTCTGTTATATGCTTTAAACCTACTGTGTTTAAGTATTCTGTCATTCCTGCCGTAAACGCTTCACTTGAAAACCCAACTGCTATACCTGCGCTTTCGGGCAAAAATTTAAGATAACTTTTATAGAAGTTTTTAGCTGTCCTATCTGCCACCAATGGTACAAACTCATTCATCGCTGTGCTTATAGGTATTTGAGTAACTAAAAGATTAGCCAATTCAATAGGATATACTCCTGTGGTTTCAATATAATTAATCAAAGGCTCAATGGACTTTCTTAAAGCTACTGAAAACTTCTTATAGCCTAATAAATAAAGTTTTTCGGCTAAAGTTTCCCATTCTTTTGACAGTTTGGTTATGTCTTTGTCGGTCATTAGTCTTTGTAATCAAAGTTTTTCAAATTAGCATCTAATGGTACTGAAACCTCATCAATTGGAACATAAGAACTCGGAATGTATATTTTATCCATTAAAATATCTAAACTTTTCTCTTTTGCCATCATTTCACGTTTTTCATTCGGACTTATCCACCACGCCTTGTCAAGCATTTCGACTTGTGTTTTTAAGTCTTGTTGTGTTTCCTCAAAGTGTGAAATATCATAACCTATAAATACATTCGGGTCATTAAAACAATCTGTATAAAGTTCACACATTAAATTAAGTATCGGAACAATTACGTTATAAACCAAAGTTTTAGAGGCTTCTTTTTTGTTGTTATAACTTGCAGAATCTTTTGAAAATAAAATAGGGTCAATTCCAAAAGCCTTTAATATCATTTCCTCGTCAAACTGAATAGATTTAATAACTTCTAAATCAGCGGGTGACATTCCTATTTGTTGGTAGTTTAACATTGCAGGCGTTGCAGTAATACCTTTTGCATTTGCAGAACCTGTAATCTTTTGATGAATCATTTCTTGTACTTGGCTCATTTGCTCTACCGATATAGTTTGGTCTTTGTCAGCACTTGTTAATAAGCCGTGTACACCGCCATTTAAGAATGATTTAATTTTAGTATTCATTCCCTCGTTACTTGATTGAACAGTATTTAAGGCAGCTTCTAATGGACTTTGCCCGTATAATTGTTGTCCATCAATTCCATAATTCGGGTTGAAATAAGACAAATGTACAACCTCATCTTTTTTGAAAAATACAGTTTGGTCACCTATTGTCATTTTGTAGCCTGTTACTGGCTCTGCTATTCCACCTCCAATAATTTCTACATATTGAGCAGGTAGATAATAAAGTTTATTAACTTTTCCTTTGTCCTGCCCTGTAACAAAAGGTAATTTATATATATATACATCGCCTGTTATTTGCAACCAACTTACACCGGCTTCAATAAATTGCTGCATACGTTGTAATTCATTCGGCTTTTTTAAAATCTTATTAGCGTAATGAATAGCAGGAAGTTTTTCCTTTTTATCGCCTTTATAAGTATAAGCGTAAAATTCTGCGTTTGCTGCCTTACCTGCTATTAACTTAATTGCTGAATATACAGATATATTTTTTTGATACCCTTCTTTTACAAATGTTTCTTTGTTTCTCGATAGTGTAAAAAAATATCCGTTAAATAATTGATATATAGCTTGGTTTAATTTATTAGCTACTGTTTCGCCAAATATTGCATTGAAAGCCTTTTGAAATATATTCATATATAAGAATTTACAACAAATATACTAATTTTTACTAAAATTTTTAGCAAATCTATATCACGAAAAAGTCCTGACTGTTTAGTTCAAAGTACATTCTCATCATAAGAGCGTCTGATATGTCAGGGCTTCTACCTAACTTTTCTTTTACTTTTTCTTTAGGCATTACAGCCAACTTTGTATCTTTATCAGGGTTATGTCTCCAAACGTATTCAAGTTCTTCATTGAGTTTCTTTCTAATTTCAATGTCATCGCATTTAACGTATATCTCTCTCTTATTAATTTTTTCAGATAGCATATAATAACACTCTGATTTTAAATTAACATAATTACCTTTAAGTGCTTTTGAATTATTAATAAAGTTTTTACAAACTAATATGTCCGCTACGCCACCGCCTACACCATCGGAATCCACAACTATCCTGCTCATTGGTATTGCTTTAACACTTGCTAATCCTTTTATTAAATCTGCTATTTCTTTAACATTTTCTTTACTTCTAACTATAATTTGCTCACACTTAAAACCATTCCATATGCATATTACACTTGTATCCGCCCCATATCGTGCAATATCTGCAGTAATGTACAAATTCCCACCTTTTGCTTGTTCGTTTGTATAAAGGTCTGTAATAGCGTCGTATTCAATCAATGCAAGGTCGTTGTTATTATATTCCCAATTACCAAATAGTAAACGCTCTTTGCTTATTTTGTCTAAAGACTTTAAGTTTTCTATGTAATATTCACTTATAAATGGATTATCCGTTACTAATGCTTGAACAAACGCCTTATCATTGTCAAGCGTGCCATCTTTAAACGGTTTATAGAAATTTTGGTATATAAATCCTTTATCAGGGTTACAAGTGCCTAACATTTTAGGTATTAAGTCATAATCGTCTAACTTGTATCTTATCCTTGACCTTACTATATTCCAAGCCTTTTCGGTTATCTGATTAACTTCATCGACAAAAGCACCAGTTATCTCTAATGATCCCAACTCGTCAAAATTAGGATCGCTTGGATATTGCTCTAAATCCTTTAAAAGAATTGTAGAACCGTTAAACATCGTTATAATGTTCGATTGAGCGTTGTATGTATAGTGTTCCCCTGCTTTTAAGCCTTGAAGCGTGCAAACGTCAAAAAAAGAGTTCAATGTAGTATCTTTTAAAGTTTTTAAAACAGCACGCCCTATAAGCCAACGTGTTTTTGGGTAACGAATAGCACTTTTTAAAATCCAATAACATCCTAAAAAGGATTTAGCTGAACCTGCCCCATTTAGCCGCCCCCGAATACTATCTGACGTGTATTTTTGTCTTCAAGTAAATCGAGGGCTATTGTTTGCTTTTTAGTTAAAATCACTTGTTTTCTCGGTATCGTTTAGAAAATTATTCTTTTTCTTTCTCGTAAGTTTTTGTTTCTTCCCACTTAATAGTCAATTCGCCTTTAGTATCAACCGTTGTATCGTGTCGTGCTAATTTTGGTTTAACATATTCTAATAAGCTCAAATAAGCGTCTACATACATTTTAGGATTCTTTTCGGCTAACTTGTTCATTGAATCATTAAAACGCTCTATACCGCCCTCAATGATGTCCTGACAAAAAGTATCAAGTATCAAAGTCTTACCCGACTTTACTCCCTTTGGTTTTCCTTTTTCGTTTCCGCTTTTACCTTTTACAAATGGCATTGATTTCAATTGATATTTTCAACAAAGGTAACATTTTTTTTAGACTAATCTAAATTTTAAAACTTATCGCTAAAAAGTGAAAATAAATAACACGCTGTTATTGTCCCTATGTATATTCCTAAAAGAGTTAAAATAGGGTATAAAGTTATTTTAAGTAGTTTCATAACGTTTTTGTTTTGATTGTTCTATAAATAAAATATTTTCTATTACTCGGTACTTTATACCTTTTGCTCGGCACTGCTTCTTTGCCTGTATTAAGCTATCTGTTTTGATAGGTGTTAAGGCTCGGTGGTTAAGGGTTCGTTTCATAATTTATTTATAATATCACTACCATATTGTCCATTTACTAAAGTTTTAAATTCTTCAATAGTAAAACTATCTGTATTAATATCAATTGCTCTATCTTTACAAAAAGATAATCTACCTTGCTCACAGCTGCCAGTTAGTTTAGCGTGCCAATTAAATAACTCAATGGCTTTTATTTTAGCGTTATTATCTGGGTAAACCTCTTTAAATAACTTAATCTTTTCATCTACATCAATATTGTCAAAATGCTTGTTTTCCGCATCTCTTTGAGCTTCTCGAATAGTTTTACCGTGAGCAAAGTAATTACCTATTTTAACTATATAAGTATCAGTTAAAGTTAAATCACCATTAACTATAAAACCTTTTGCTACATTTCCTTTAATAAAAGTCACAATAGTTTCAATACCATCAATTTTATATACTTTTTGGCAATTGTAGGTTAATAAGCCATAGCCAGAGCCAGAGCCATCGCCATAGCCAGAGCCAGAGCCATCGCCATAGCCATCGCCAGAGCCATAGCCATAGCCAGAGCCATCGCCATAGCCAGAGCCAGAGCCATCGCCAGAGCCATCGCTTATTGCTAAAAATCTATCTATCTTTTCCATACTTTTACGCTTGTAAGTGATTTAATAGCTTTCTCTGTGCAAGGAATAATTTGTAATACATTGGTAATTGTCATCTCATCGACAATAATTGTAAACTTGCAACCATCAGGATTTGATGTACCATCTACTGCCAACTGCTCGATAGCTGCTGCACCATCCCAATAAAATAATTTACGCACATTACACATTGTAACTTCTGTACCATTTTTTTCTTTTAATTCGCCAAAAAATACACCTGCGCCATTGGCTCTTACAATTACTTTTTTCATAATTTTTATTTTTTTTAAGTTTATAATTCAAATTTAGGTATTTATTTACACTTGTCAATACTTATTTGCAATTTAGAATAATTCTAAATAAGTCCTATATTAGCTTTTATAATTTCAAAGCCTATAACCTCAAATTTATCTCTTTCTCGGATATTTTTCCTACCCTGATAATAAGACGCTTTAATTCTCATTTCGTAGTCTTTCACGTTAAAGGGTTCTTTGCCTACTATTGAACAAGCTGTTTTAAACCCGTTAACTTTGAGCTTGATTAGATATAAATTTATGATTGATGTACTCATTTACATTCATTTTTTTGCCTTCAATTTCTAAAAATTGCCTACCGTTTGAAAGTTTATAGAACTCTCTATGCCATTCAGAATGTAGTTTTTCTTCTTCTGTTTGTTTATAATTGCTTTCTTGAATTACTTTTTTGGGTTTTAGTTTTTCAATGGTTTCCTTTATTAGCTTTTGTGTTTTTTCTGAAATAGGCTCTCTATTTAATTCAGCTACTTTAACCTTATTAATCTTTGTAGCTTCTTCCACTCGGCTTTGGCAATAACTTTCTAACATCTGAAAAAATGTAGGCATATCAAAGTATCCAAATAAATTACCATATAAACCTCTTTTTGCTCTGCGCTGAAATACTAAAAAATCATCCTTTTTAAGAAACTTATAATCATTTATAAGTATTTGTACGCATTCTTTTATTTCGTCATCTGAAAGGCTTTTATTATCGTCTATTTTGTAAATAGAACAAAACTCTATCATAAAAGCAGTCAAAAAAGTAGTTACTACCTGCGGTTTTGCTTTGTACGCTTGGTAAATAGTTAACTTATCCGATTGAATTACTGCCGATAATTCGTTCGAGCCTTGAAATTTTACTAACTCCGACATTTTTCTTATAATTTTGGTATTCCTTTATGGTGTTTGAAAAAACAACTCCCTGATAATTTCCTGCTATTGCTCTTTCGATTAATTCCCTTTGGAATGCTGGTTCAAAAATAGATAATTTTTTTATACTTAATTCTATGGCTGTTTTTGGTTTTTTCCTCCATTTAGGCATCTTTAATAGTTCCTGCCATATTTCTTCGTTTTCGGGTGCTATTCCGCATCCGAACCACTGCGTTTGATTATTTGATATGGTATGCATTCTATTGGAATTAAGGTCAAACCTTTAAAATCTTTTGTTGGTATTTTATGCTGTTTTATAACCTGCCACGCTCTTTGACGTGAGTTGTAGTTATAGAGTAGCATAAACTCATTTACTGATAAATATTTGTTTGCGTCAATTATCATATTCTTTTTTTAAACCTTTTGAAATTATTTTACTTATTGTATAACTGCTTAAATTATGTATATACATTAAATTTTTTATTTGAAATCCTTTTAAGTAGTCTTCGTATATTTTTTTTTGTTTATCTATTGGAACTTTCGAGTTCATATATCTTTCTTAAATATGCTATTTTTTGTTTTAATACGTCTATAAATTCAGTAGTGGCAAATCGTGTGTTTTTCATATTTTGCCATAATACTTCAAATTTACCCTCCGTTTTGCGAAATTCCTCGCAGTTAATTAATGCTTTTGCTTCTCTATCGCCTAAACTTCCTTCATTGCTTAACTTTGCCTTCGCTTCCTCTACTTTTCGTGCTGTGTAAGCATCTGTATATCCTTTGTGAGCAGATGTTTCTATTTCTGATAAAAGAAACAAGTACCCTGCTAACTTAACATTTATATCTATTAAAGTTTCTAAATCGTCTGTTTTATTAGCTTGGGTAATTGCTGACTTTATTTCTTCGAGTAGTTTCATTTAAAAAGGTAAATCTTTATCGTTTGCAACATCATTTACATTTGCCACTGGTTTATAGTCATTTTCATAAACAGTATGCGTATTGCCATACTTATCGGGTTGTTTCAATTGGCTCATACTGATTTTAATGTAGCCTTTATCGTTAGGTTCAATTTTGTTTAAATCGTTTATATTCAACGATAGGTTAAAAAATGTTCCAAATTTGCCCTCTATAGCCTTGCCATTGCCGACATATTTTTTTTCTTTACTCATAATATTTCTTTTTTTATTTTTCGGTTAATATCACTTGCAGAATAGTTAAGTCCTGCATTTATTCTATCTAATTGATTGTTAAAAATTTGCTTTGATAATTCTTCGTATCTTTCGGGTGTTATATCAAAAGTCTCTAATTCACTAATATAAATATCTTTTTGCTCATTTGAATAACTCGAAGTATTAACTAATGATAGTAAAAATTCTACCTTTTCATCAGTTACTTTTTCGTATTCTAAATTGTCAAAGTTCATAAAAGTTCTTTCTTTTCTTTTACTAATTTAATAAACTCGTTATTTCTATGCAAATTTTTATACTTTTCAAATACTTGTTTTAACTCTTCTTGTGTGCCTGTTTTAGCAATTTCGTCTATAACATTTTTATCTAATTTAACTGGCTCACTACCTTTGTTGCCATCGTCATCTTCGTCAATGTTAAGATTTAGTATTGCACCTATGGCATATCTGCGTTGGTAAGTTATAACACTACCAGCATCCTGTGGACTATGTTTAGTCGGTTGCATTTCATAAGTATCTTCCATATACTCCCCTGAAACGTGTTGTAGCCTTGTAGTTAGCTTATATTGTTCCGTAGGAAACTGTATAATCACTAAACCTTGTTTTGTCAAAGGCTCTGAAATTACATCTAAAATAGTAGCCAATGAAGCGTACTTACTTTTAAAAAATGGATTGTTGTCGGTTTTAATAATCTTTCCGACTTCTTTTTGGAATTCTATTAAACTTTTAGCTAATTCCGTTATTGATTCGCTTGTTTTCATATTAATATTCGTCGTGTTCTTTGTGTTTAAGTATTTTACCTTGACCATTGCATTCTAAACAGTCATTATCTCCAATGTTTTCTAAACATTCAGAGCATAACATATAGTCTTGGTCAAATAATGCATTACAGCAATTTGATAGTATTGCAACTCCAGTACCTTCGCAATTGCAACATTCTTTATATAGGCTCATATCTTTTGCAATAATTTTAACCTTCTTTGTATTATTTCGTCATATCGTTTGCCAATGTTTGTAAGGATGTTATAACCCTGCATCATTTTATGACTTTGTTTGTCTTCAATAGCTTGGTCAATTAATCTAATTACCTTGCGTTCTCTTTTGTGTAGGTCGTTTACTCGCATAATGTTTTTGTTTGGTTAATAATTGATTTTTCTAATCTGTTCATAATTTTTTGGTGTTTTTTATAAGATTTTAGAGAATATTTATCATTGTATTCATTAAACCAATTAAAGTTATCAATGCTGATAATTTTAGCTTTGTTGTACATATTTATGTACATTTCTAATCGTTTAAGTTTTAATTGTATTTCGGTTACGTTTAGCATAATTGTTTTTTTTACTAATATAGGTATTTATTTACTATTGTCAAGTATTATTTTTAATTTAGAATCGTTCTAATTTATACTTTTCATCTGGCGCTGCAACTATTATATAACCTTGTTTTTTTTGAATCAAAGACCTTATTTTTCGTAAATACTCACGTTCAAAAATTAAACTTTCTCCAGCCTTTAACTCTTTAACTTTTTCTTTTAAGTGTTCCATTTATTGGTTTTTTGCCATCTTTTATAAACTGGATATCAACGTGTTTGGCGGCTTCTTTTGCTGTATCAAAATATAAACTTTCTTTATATTCTGTTTTGTAGCATTTTTTACCTGACCTTAATATTACTACTGATACATATTGATAGCCTTGTTTTTCTCTTAACTCTTTTGTTTCTTCTATTATTCTGACTGTGTTTGGACGTTTGCCATAATTTCGTTCTTCCATTATGCTAATTTAAAATTTGTTTTATTTTTTCTTCTACCAATTAACATATCTCTAAAATGACTATAACAATAAATACTATGTTTAGATGCTTCTTTAATACTATAATATGTTACATTTGTAATTGTATTTGTAACTTTAATAGATTTTTTTAATTGCATATAATAAGCGTGTTTTTGATTTTCAGAATTATTGCACCATTCTAAATTTTCTATTCTATTATCAGTTTTAATCCCGTTTTTGTGATTTACTTGAGGTTTATTTTCAGGATTTGGTACAAATGTTAATGCTACTAACCTATGCAATTTAAAACATTTAGATTTATTATTTACTCTTAATGTTATTATATGGTAACCATAAAAATCATTTAATTTTCTTAAAACTTTATTAGTTTTTTTGCTATAAATCTCACCATCCTCTGAAATTAAATAATCATTGGTAAAATTCAATTTTTTAAATTTGCTATCCATAATTATTTTAATAATTTGCTATTGCGCTGCCATATATATGTTTCCCTTTTTTGTTTGCTTAACCCTGTTTTAGTGTACCTTTTCCCATAATAGGCAATATCGTTGTAATGTGTGTTATATTCTACTCGTTCGATAAGCATTTTATCGTATTCATCAAATATTACTTGACCTTCTTTAAACTTTTGATATTGTTTCATAAGTTCTACTTTTTGTCGTGTTGCGTCTGATTCTATTTTATAAATAGCTTCGTTAAATTGTTCTTGTGTCATATTAGTTTTTATATTCATATTTAACAAAGTTTTTACCGTTTTTCATTACTTTTTTACTTTCTATATCCCATCCCATTGACCTCAATACATAAATGTAATGTGCAAGTCTTGTAATACGATACTTTTCGATAGCTTCCCAGCTTGTGATTTTCTTTTTACCTTTTAGGTGTTTTTGGATTTGTTCTAATTGTGTTTTCATAATTATAAAATTGCTAATGTTAAAGTAATTACTAATGATGTTAATAATAACACTAAACATAATAAGTCTAATGCTGCATTTTTGATTAATTGTTTTGTTTCTGTTTTCATAATTGTTTTTTTTATAATTCAAATATACAACGCTTTTTACTTTTGTCAAGTATTATTTGTAATTTATAATGATTCTAAATAACTCCGAAAAAGGTTTAAGGTATGTAGGTAAGCAAAAGGTGTTTATACCCCTACCCCTAAAGGATATAAACACTATTCACTTACTCAAATAACTCGTCAAATAGGAATCGGAACGTTTCGGCTCTTGCAGGGAAGGTGTTTGACAGCCCATACACAAGATTTAAAAGCATACTCTACATACTGGTAGTACAGATGGCGTTAGCCTCACCCTGTCCACTTAAATAAGTCAGTAGGCTTATGCTTAAAGCTAACTATCTGCACCAAAAATATAAAGGCATAAAAAAACCCCTACAAGTGAGAGTTGCAAGGGTCGGGTAAAAGGGTTTATTCTTGAACCGTTCCCGAAATTAACCTCTCACATTATTTTCGGAAATCGTAAAGCAAAAGTAACAACTATTTAATAAACTTCCAAATATTTATAAAAATTGACACAATTAATGCAAAAATAAGCCAAAATATTAGTTTTAAGTTATTTACAGCTTTATGCTCAACTTCGCGTTTAGTTTCTTTTTTTTCTTCTTTCTTTTCTTGTGTTATTCCTTTTTTTTCCTCTTTGTTTTCAACCTTGAATTTTGGGTAAACGTAAAGCATTTTAGTAATTGTGTCGTAATAATGTACATATTCAGTCCTGGTTATTGTTTTAACGCTTCCTGTGTCAATAAAAACCTCTTGGGTTATTGTTTCTATTTTTTGAAACTTCTTTGCCTTACAACCGCTTAAAATAAGAAATAAGAATATATATGTTATTCTTCGCATAATCTTAAAATTTGTTGTATTTGATTATATGTAACGCTTATAATTTTAGTAGAAGTATTAGCATCATTGTGGTATTTTTTTAAATCAGCATACATAATATGTAAGTCCCCATCATATTCAAACCTAAAATTACCTTTTTCTAAAAATAAATAATCAAAAGTATTTGCAAATATACCGTTGTTAATATCTTTCCATCCTTCGGTTCTTAATTTATCTGTTAGTTTCATAGTCAATCAATTGAGTTAAGTATTCTTGTGCTTTTTTTAAGTCTTCTATTCC